AGGGAACTGGCCCCTCCCATGCCCGGATTTATTTTACCCCAGCCATAACAGGCACTTAGCCAAAACGTGCGTGGATGCGGCTTTCGTTGCCTTATTTGGCAGAACAGATCGGAAACCCCATGCAACCTGAAGTACCCAGCAAGTTTGCCGAATACGGCAAGATGGGCGGTCGGCCCAAATACGTTCGGACGGCCAAGCTGGGACGTGAGATTGAAACCTTTGCGTCCTATGGGATACCCGAGGAGGACATCGCTCGCGTGTTCGGCATCCCCCTATCGACCATGCGCAAACACTACCGCGACGCACTGGATCTCGGGCACGTCAAGGCCAACGCCCAGGTGGCCGGTTTCCTGTTCGCCGCGGCCAAGAAGGGCAGCGTGCCGTCGATGATATTCTGGCTGCGGTGCCGTGCGAAGTGGTCGGAGCCGCGGGCGCCGGCGGAGGAGGAACTGGGCAAGAAGGCGGCTGCGGTTGTTGCGGCGCGGCGGGAGGACAGCCGCTCGGAGTTTGGCAAGGTTTTGGTGGCGCGTTCCAAGCGCAAGCGTGATGTGGGATCTGAGCAACCCGGAATGGGAGGCCCGGCTGATGTCTGGCCGGTCTCTCATACCGGAACTGCCACTCAATAGGCAGGAGGCCGACGACGGGCTGGCGATCTTCGACCAGCTTCGTTTGCCTGACGTTCCCGATCTTCCGCTGATGCGGGATGCCGCCGGGCCGTGGTTCCGCGACCTGGTTCGGGTGGCGTTTGGCAGTTGGTTTCCGGCTGAGCGGAAGCGGTACATCCGTGACATCTTCGCGATGTTACCCAAAGGGCAAAGCAAAACCACTTACTCGGCCGGCCTGCTTTTGACGGCGATGTATTTGAACCGGCGGCCGCGGGCCGAGGGTTTGTTTGTGGCGCCGACGCAGGCGATCGCGAACACGGCTTACGACAAGTGCGTGGGCATGATCGAAGCCGAGCCCGAGCTTCGTAAAAGGTTTAGGCCGCGCGATCACATCAAGACGATCTCCGATCTGGCGAACGGGTCCGCGCTGCGAATAAAATCGTTTGATACCAATATTCTATCGGGGACCATCCTATTTATCGCGCTGCTTGACGAGCTTCACCTGCTGGGCCGCAACGCACACACGGCGAAGGTGCTGAGACAGATCCGCGGCGGGTTGGAGAAGACGCCGGAAGGCCTGCTGATCATCACGACGACGCAGAGCGACGACATCCCGTCCGGTGCCTTCAAGGACGAGTTGCTGAACGCGCGTCGCATCCGCGACGGCCATTTCAGGGGCAAGGTCCACCGTCCTCTGCTGCCTGTTTTGTACGAGTTTCCGCCGGCGATCGCCAAGCACCGCGAGCGTTGGGGCGACCCGAGCAATTGGCCGATGGTGATGCCGAACCTCGGGCGCTCGGTGCATCTCGATAGTTTGGTTGCGGATTGGCAGACCGAGCAGACCAAGAACGACGCGGCCATCAGGATTTGGGCGTCGCAACACTTGAATATCGAAATGGGCATCGGCCTTCAGACCGATGGCTGGCCTGGTGCTGAATTTTGGGCTTCCGCCGTCGACACGACGCTCACCCTTGACAGCCTGATAGAGCGTTCGGAAACGGTCGTGGTCGGCGTCGACGGCGGAGGACTTGATGATCTGTTCGGCCTGGCCATTTTGGGCCGCGAGAAGGAGAGCAAACGCTGGCTGTCGTGGTCGCACGCCTGGTGCCATCGCGGCGTGCTGCAGCGGCGGCTGACGATCGCGTCACGGCTGGAGGACTTCGCGGCGGCGGGCGAGCTTACCATCGTCGACGACAAGCTTGAGGACGTGAGCGCGATCGTCGGCATCGTGCAGCGCGTTCAGGATGCCGGCGTGTTGTCGTGTGTTGCGATCGATGTCGAAGGCCCCTACGGCGAGTTCGTGGACGCGCTGGCGGAGATCGGCGTCGACGAGGCGTCCGAGAAGATCGTCGGCATCGGCCAGGGCTACAAGCTGATGGGCGCGATCAAGACCGTGGAAAGAAAATTAGTGAACGGGACCTTCGTCCACGCGCCGAGCGCGCTGATGGATTGGCAGTGCGGCAACGTGAAAATTGAACCGACCGCGACTGCAATCAGGCCGACAAAACAAAACGCCGGCGACGCCAAAATAGATGGGTGGTGCGCGCTGATGGACGCAGCGACGGTCATGTCAAAGCACCCGGATCGCGCGCCGACCTACCAGGTGATGTTCGTTTGAAGGATCACGCCATGAACCGCGCCTTTTCCATTCTCGAGATCAAGTCGGTCAATGACGATCAGCGGATCTTCAAGGGCATCGCGACTACGCCGAGCGTTGACCGTGTCGGCGATATTGTAGATCCGATGGGCTGTACGTTTGCGCTGCCGATGCCGTTGCTGCTGGATCACAACAGCGGCGACCAGGTCGGTCAGGTGACGTTCGCCAAGCCGACGAAGAACGGGATTCCGTTCGAGGCTAAAATCACAAGCATTCCGGAGGCCGGCCAGGCCAAGGATCTGGTCGACAAGGCCTGGCACTTTGTCAAATACGGCCTGCGCCAATTCGTTTCGATCGGGTTCAAGCCTCACCAGGATGGTGTCGAGCGAATCAAGGGCGGCGGGTCGCACTTCCGCTCGTGGGACTGGCTTGAGTTGAGCCTCGTTTCGATTCCGGCACAGCCCGAGGCCGTCATTAATCATTTGAAATCTATCGACGCTGAACTGCTGGCCGCGACAGGCCACAAGCACAACGGCGATCGCACTCTCTCCGCCGGCGTCACGGCATCCCGGAAACCCGTTGTTGTGAAGGCCAAGGAGGCCAAAACAATGAAGACGCTAGCAGAGCAGATCACTGCTCTTGAGGCCAAACGCGCGGCCAATACCGCGCTGATGGAAGATACGCTGCAGAAGGGCATCGATGCCGATCGCACGTCCGAGGGCACCGAGCAGGAAACCTTCGACGCGCTGGAGGCCGAGGTCGAGACCATCGACAAGGATCTCAAGCGCCTGCGCTCGCTCGAGCGCATCAAGGCGCAGACGGCGAAGCCGGTGATCAAGGCCGAGAGCTTCGAGGACGCTTCGGCGGTTCGCGGCGGCACGCGCGTCGAGATCAAGATGCAGCCGAAGCTGGAGCCGGGCATCAGTTACGCGCGGCTGGTCAAGGTCAAGATGGCGGCACGCCTCACCGGCGAACCGCATCTCGTCATGGCGCAACGCATGTACGGCCCCGACAGCGAGGTTGCTGGGATCATCACCAAGGCCAACGAGGTCGTGGCCGGCACCACCTTGTCGGGCAACTGGGCGGCCGACCTGGTGAGTGCGGAGGGCGCGGCTGTCGCAGCGTTCCTGGAGTACCTGCGGCCGGCGACCATCCTCGGCAAGTTCGGTATGGGAGGCATCCCAAACCTGACGAGGCTCGACTTCTATTCGCCATACGTGATCGAAACCGGAGCCGGCGACGCCTACTGGGTGGGGCAGGGCCTGCCGAAGCCGGTGGTGGCGTTCGACTACGATCGCTCGACGCTCACGCCTCTGAAGATCGCGAACATCTGCGTATTAACTGAAGAGAACGTGAGGTACAGCTCGCCGAACTCCGACATGATTGTCCGCAACGCGCTGGTGAAGGCGATCTCTGCGGGCCTCGACGTTGCGTTCATCGACCCGGCAAACTCCGGCACGTCGAACGTCAAGCCGGCGAGCGTCACCAACGGCGCCGAGACCGTTGCGTCCACGGGCGACGACGCGGACGACATCCGTCTCGATGTCCGCGCGCTGTTCCAGAAGTACATCGACGCCAACAACCCGCCGCTGTCCGGCGTGTGGGTCATGTCGGCAACCAACGCTTTGGCACTCTCGATGATGACGAATCCTCTCGGTCAGCCGGAGTTCCAAGGCATCAACATGAACGGCGGCAATTTCCAGGGCCTGCCGGTCATTGTCTCGCAGCACATCTCCAACGTGGTCGCACTGATCAACGCGTCCGACATCTTCCTCGGCGACGAGGGCGGCGTGTCGGTCGACATGAGCCGCGAGGCGTCGATCGAGATGCGCAGCACGGGTCTCGGGATGGACGCGACGGCCGGCACTGCGACCGCGGCATCGGTCTCGATGTTCCAAACAAACAGCGTCGCGCTGCGTGCGGAGAGGTCGATCTCATGGAAACGCGCCCGCACGTCTGCTGTCGCGTACCTCACCAGCGTCG